ATGTAGTTCCATGTTCAATTTGCGTAGGTCTTGCAGCTGGTCATGGCTTCCGTAGTTGCTGTTGTATCTACTCATTGTTTCCAAGCCTCGATTACTTTAGACGCTTGGCCCATTGTCAAGGTTTCTACTACCACGTCGTCGGCGTCAAGCAACAGCTGTATTGCTTCAAGCGTTGCCAGGTCGTCTAACCCTTTACCTTTAGCAAGCGCTTTAATCATGTAAAGTTGTTTGCTACTGGCGTGTACGCCGCCCTCTTTAGGTGTACGCATAGGCGTTATGGTGGCTTCGTGGCCGTCTAGCCGTGCTTCGACTTCATTACGGCTGGCAATAGATTTAGCAACGCCGCAACCCATATAACCCAACGCGCGCCCTAAAGCCGATGTCATACCTACCATGTATTCGCTGCGTTTCGTGTAAGGCGTATTGCCTGGGAACGGTTCAGCTGCACTAGCTACTACTGGTATTGGGTCTGCCATGTCGCGCCACACGGTTACGGTGCAACGTATAAACGTCGAGCCGTCGGGCATTGTTATTACTTGGTTATCGGTTTCTTGTATGCGTAAATCGGGCCACCGCTTTAATGCTTCGGCTAGGCGTGTTGGTACGTCTACGTAGTTGTCCAGGTTAAAGGCCATTGGATACCACCACGTCGCAATTTTGTACGCTTAGCACTTGCATTACTTTTGCATATTCTTTCGCGCCGTAGTAGCCAGTAGGTTTTTGTTCGGCGCAAGCCATTAGCACATTTTGTAACCACTCGCCAGCGTTTAATTGGTCGGCTTCGTAATCGTGCATAGCAACTAGCAACGTAACTTTTTGTAGTTGGGTATTTGGTGTTTCTACTATTTCGCTCATGTCGGGTATCTTTCCATTAGTCGGGTTTACTACTTGTTTGTACCGTAGCACAAGGTAGTTACACGGTAGGTAAATCCTCAATTGGCTCTAGTCGGTCCGTTGTAATCCAATACGCGCCGCCGCTTGTGTCTGCGTTGTTTTGTAGCCAATGGGTTTTAGTGGGTATTTGGTGGCCCCATGTCCAGCCCCTAATTTTGTAATGGCAATCAAACAGCTGCACTAAAACGAACGGGCTTGCCTTAAAGGTGGTTGCCTGGTTGCGCGGAACTATTAAATTTATTTCGTCGTTGGCGCAACGTGTCGACTTAATTTGATATACGCCTACGTCACCTACAGCCCAGGCTTGTTGGTCTAGTGGTATGCCAAAATGGTCCGCAAACACTATTTCGCCTAGCGCGCCGTCAATATATTTTTGTAGACCAGGTGCGAATTGTTTACGTGCGCCGCTGGGGTGTGCGCCTTCGCCGTAACTGTTGTAGTTAGTTGTGCCGTAACTTATTGCGTCTGCTAATTGCTGTTCGGTGTATAGCCGTTCGTATGTTTCTTGCATGGTGTCGGGTCCTTTAACGGTTTGCGTTTGGTACAGGCTTTTAAATCTTTATGGCTGTATAACTTTTTGGTTGGGTTTGTTTTGTGAGGCGTTTCTTTTAATGTTTGCCCGCACAAGTCGCAAATCATATACCAATGATTACGGCCATAGCGGCAGTAATGACAGCTGCACTAAATCGGTGTTCGTCGCTACCTGATTGCAGGTACTTTTCTTTCAGTATTGCTAATTCGTCTAGCAATATCGAGTGGTCAACGGGTTTAGGTGCTGGTATAAAATTTGGTCTAAATACTTCGTCTACAAAGTTTTTAAATGTTTCGGCGTACTTTTCTGTATACATCTGTCGGGTGCTTTCTGTTAGGCCTGGGTCGGGTATTGGGTAATCGGTCATAGGTTAGGCAAGCGCCACGGACCGTACCCCGAATTATGCCATATGGCTAGTGCGGACAATGTGTTAATCACGGGGTCAAATAGTTGTTCGCACGTTTCTAGTATCCCTTGGGCTTGTAACCAGCCTGTAGGCCAGTAGGCGTTAGGTCGGCACCAGTAGCCATTTATCTGATAATACCCATAGCTGCCGCCTGCCGTGTCTTTAGCGTTGTAGGCGTCTGCCTGGCAGTGGCTTTCGCGATAAATAATGCGCGCAACGGTGCCCATTTCCTCTAATGGCCAGCCCACTTGCTGGGCTAGTTGTAGCGCATATTGGCAGTCGGTTAACGGTGCAAGCGTCGTAGTTGTTGTTGTAGGTAAAGGCGCCAAACTGACGGTAACGGGGGGCGTTACAGGCAGGGCGCCAGGCGCGTTGTGAGCCTCGTAGGCGAACGCTAACCCTGTCATGCTTATAGTGACAGCCGTAAAGATTTTGGCTATTAAAAAGTTCATGCAATACCCCTTTTTTCGTCGGTCCTAAAACCGTAGTAGGCGCTTAGGCGCTAGGTGGTGATACTGGCTGCAAACCTTGTAGGTATTGGGTTACAGGTTCGGGGATTTTGTCGCCAGGGTAATAAAACCAATGCCAAGGTTCGGCGGGCATGACTTCGAGCGACCAACCAAACGCTGGGCCGTGTTCACACATCCAAGCCCACGTTTCGCCTGCCATGTTTGCGTAGTCAACTGCCAAACCTAAGTTGTGTCGACTACTTCCAGGTGCGGCTAGTGGTGCGTTGCCTGGGCGTAGGTAATACTTTTTGCCTTGCCAAGTACGTGTTGTTGCGCCCTCGATAGGTTGCAACGTGTAACGCTGTAAAAATCCCGCGGTTTGTAACGCTGCTGACCTATAGGTATCGCCTTGCGAAATGGGTTTAAATTGTTTAATACCTGCAGCGAACGCGGCGGCCCGTAGTGCGTTGTATGCGTTGGCGGCGCGCGGGTGCAACTTGCCGAACGGCTTTATGTCTACAAGCATATTGGCGGGTAGTTCGCCTGGGGTTATATGGCCCAACGTGGCAGGTAATACCAGTTTTTGTATTTTAGGTATTACTACGGCTTTTACTGCAGGTTTAGGGGGCTGGGGTGCCACTTGTTGCCTCGGCTGGTTTACGCTTTAGGCCGTTAGCTGCTACAAGGCCGCTTAATGTGCCAGTCATAAAGATTGACAATGTTTTTAGCAAGTCAATAAACGCTGCGTCATTTGGTGATTGCTCTACAGGCTGTGTAACAAATCCTAAAAAATACACAAAACCAATAACGGTAATTGCAAACGTTACGGCAATTGTGCAACCTACAAACACAATCATGCGCGCGTGTAATAGTTCTATTTCTGCTCTTTGCCTAGTCATTAGTTACCCTTTCGCATTGTGTCATTGTCGAGCATCGTGTCATTGGGCCAGTTTTAGGGGCGTTTTGGCGTGTTGTTTCGCACGCGGTTAGGACAAGTGCGAACACAAAACTAACTAGCAGGGTTTGGCGGGTATGGGTTTTCATCTTTAACGACTTGTACGGCGGTTTCCCATGCTTCTTTGGTGTTTGTGCCGCGTTGCCACTCAAAAAATAGGCCGTCTGATTGGGCTTCGTATTGTGTTCGGCGTGTTGTTTCTACTTGTTTTACTTCATTGTTATAAGCAACTAATGGCCATTGTGCGTCTAGTTCGGCTTGTGTTGGTTTCGGTGTTTCGTCTAACCACGTAAGGCCGTCGTAATCATCGCCATTTAATGACCATTGAGCGTTTGCGTAGTTGCTTAATAAAACTGCTGCGTAATTGGTCATGCCGAAATTTCCATAACTGTAATAGTGCTAGTGGTTCTTGCTCGTTGTGATATGTCTGCGTCGCTAACAGCACCGTTGATTGCTATTCCCGTGCCGTTTGTTCTTACTTGTATTTTGTAAGTTGTGGCAGATGTAGTTGCAGGGCTGTCTAAAAATACTGATGCCATGCTAAAAAACTCACTATCGGCAGAAATACCGCCAGTAGTTGCTTGCGTTCTTGACCCAGCTGCGTCACCTACGTTAATGGCAGTCGACCCGCGCACCATTTGCAAATGAACTGCTGCCGCACCTGTAGTACCGCTTCCGTTACCACTAAACAAAACAAAAATTTTACTTGTTGAATAATTAGGTGTAATTGACACGCTTAAACCTGTTACGTCGGTATAACTTGTGCTACTTGTAGTAAATTTGTCGGTTTTAGTTGTGCTAACAACTTGCAATACTCGAAACGCCCCGCGCAATAAATTAAGATTTGCTGCGGTTAAAACCTCGCCACTAACAAACGCTGCGGGTAATGCTGTTGGTGTTGCCATATGTCCTACTTTACGCTAAAACTGGTTGCGGGTCTTGTATATCTAACTTACCGTAAATAGGGTCGTTCAAAATGAATTGGTACACAATTACCGTAGCTGCCGTATAAAACGTAACCCTATGCCCGTTGTTTACGTTTACCTGTATTTCAATACCTTCTACCGATAATTCCTGGGCTACTTCGCCGCCTGTAATTGTGTTGGTAATTGTTATGGTGTCGCCAATGTCGACTAACGCCAAGGTTTCGCGTTGGGCTGTTGTAAGCATTAAATAATCGGTTTGCACGGCGTTAAACGTGGCTTCGGGTTCGCCCACTAACAGGTAATTGGCAAGTGATAAAGCGGCTGCGTCGTTGTGTAAAAGGCTGTTAGTTATGCTTGTATTTTGAATTAGGTACTTGGCTTGGCTTGCTAAATCGTCGGCAACCTCGGGGCTTGTGGCGCCTAGGTGTTGAATACTGGCCCTGTTTACGATTAGGTCGGCGTTAAAAATAATGCCTAAAGAGTTATACGGTATGTTTGTTCCGTCGTCGTGAAAGTCTGCGACGCTACCCGAAAGGGTGTTACCTATGCGCGGTTGGCTGGTTAAATCGCCTGTACGCGACAAGAAAATACGGCCTTGCTCGGCTTGTTGTATTTGGTCAATATACGCCTTTACGTTTGTACCCTCGGGCACGGTGTAGGCAGCGGCCCCGCCCAGCGTTTGGGTGCCTGTTTCAATGTCACGGCTTGCAGCGGGATAAGCAACTTCGGGTAAGTCAAGTACGGCAGATAGGCGGGCGCTTGATAGTTCCTCGGTTACGTTAAATTCGGCTAATGCTGTTTGGGCTAACAAATAAAAGTCGTCGGCACAATACACGGTAACTATGTTTTGTTGGCCCAACTGGTACGAATAATCGTAATTAACTATTTGACCTTTAAACAATTCTATAAAAGTGCCAACGCTGTTGTATCGACCAAACGACACTTTTCGTAACGGGGCTAATGTAAATTCCTCGTTTGGGTCTACGTATGGGCTAGATGAATACAACGGGTTTAAGGTTCCGCCTGCCAGGCTGTCGTTTAAGTTAAATGACATTGTGCCAGCGCTAAATTGGTCGCCTACATCACGGCGCCCGCGCTTAATGTTTACGTTTGTTGAGTATTGCAACATCGGCGCAAATTCTGTAGTACCCGTTAAAACAAATTCGGTGTTATCTAACACGCCTGCCGTAGCGTTATCCAAGCGAAAACTGTTTACTAAAAAGCCCGTATCTATAAATAGTTCGTAGTCGCCGCTTTCAATTACTGACGTAGCCATTATGCAACCGAAATGTTTGCTGGGCCTGCCGCCCTGTTATACGCTCGAATAGCGTTTACTACGCTTTCGCCTATTTCGGCGCTGGTACTAATACCACCATTTACGTTTATAGTAACGCCGTCAAAAAATCCGCCTATGCCACCAAAACTGTCATTAAATGACCTAGGCGAAATAGGGTTTGCGGCTTTTGATGTTACGCCAGCGTCAAACGCTGCGCCAATTCCTTTAACGTCTGCCACATTTAAGCCAGGTACAGCAAGCCCCGATTGGGCAAAATTAAATGCCGCTTGAATACCGTCTAAATACGATTTAGCGTTTGCTACGCCTGCACTATAAAATTTGTCTGCAGCAAGTAGACCTATTGCGTCGGCAGCTGTTTTACTGGCTGTAACAAGTGCGTTGGTTTCGTTAATGGCGTCTACTCCGCCAGCGATTAGCTCGGCGGCTATAGCTGCTCCGCTAACACTTCCAGCGTCTAAAACCAGTTGTAATGCGTCGTTTGATATACCTAATGCAAGTAAAGCGCCGATTGACGCGCTGTAATCTTTTACGCCTTGTGTTTGGTTACGTAAACCAGTAAGGAAACTTGCCCCTGTTTCGTTGCCAGCACTTTTGGCGTCTGCAAAATTAAGGCTGCTACCTAAACTGTCTGAAATGCTTTTACCAAAACCGTCAAACGCTTCTTGGGCTTCGGCAAGTTTATCTTTAGCGTCGTCTAACGCTTTATTCATGCGGTCAGTAAGTGCAGCTGCCGCGTCTTTTGTTGCTTGTTGCATTTTTTTTAATCTGTCGGTTGCGCCTGTAGCACCTTTACCGCTGCTAACTCCGCTTAAACCGTCTGTTGCTGTCGTTGCGGCTTTAGCGTTTTCGGCAAGTTGTTTAGCGGCAAAACTGCTGTAATCGGATTGCCTGCCCATGTTTTGTATACCTGCAGAAAATTTGTCAAAACTGGCGCCTAATTTGTCTACGTCGATTATGTCGTCAAACGCTTTACCCAAAAACCCTAAAGCTTTAGTAGCTTGGCCCATAGCAAATAGCGCGGTAGCGGCAGTTACTACAGCAAATTTGTATAGCACGTTTGCGGCTTTAGCGGCATTAACGGCAACCTGTTTAAATGCGTTTACCATGCCAGGGCCAAAACTGCCCATTTCGTATAGGGCCTGTTGCATACCCTTTACTAAACCTTTTTCGCCGATTACTTCCGCTACACGTTCAAACGCTGGCGTAACTTCGTCGTTAAAGAATTTGACGGCTTTTAAAAATATCGGTAAAAATGCTTGCCCTAAATTGGTTTGGATATTTTCTAGGGTTGCGCCAAGTATTTTTTGTTGTGCTGCTAGACCAGTTGACGTGCGGCTAAAGTCGCCTTGTGCGTCGGCTGTTTGGTCAAAAATAACCTTTTGTGCAGCTAAAACTTTTTGTTGTGCTGTTAACGCTTTATTGCCTGAATATATGCCTAGTTCGGTTGCTGCAGCTTTTAGGGTTGCGTCGTCGAGTAGTACGCCGTATTTGCGTAACGGTTCGGCTTCGCCTCGTAAAGCGGACCCCAGGGCGTTTATGGCTTCGTCTACTGACGTATTATTAAACGACGCCAAATCGGCAGCCATTGTTACAAGGTCAGTAGAAAAATCCGATAAATCTTTTCCAGCAAGTCCAGCGGACTTACCAAAAGTAGCAAACGTGCCAGCCGCTTTAAGCGCTGCCGTTTCCGATAAACCTAAAGAACGGTTTGCTGTATCTGCAAACTTTTCTACTTCTTTAGAAATAGCGCCAAAGACAACAGTATTTTTACTAATTGCTTCGTTAAAATCTGATGCTTTTTGAATTGACTTATAAGCAAACGCGGCAACAGCTACCGTAGCGCCAGCGATAGCGGTGCCTGCAATTAGTGTTGATTTGCTTAAACTGCCAAACGCTTTTTGTGCTGCGTTTACGCCTTTATCTGAAAAGGTCGTAATAATCGGTACGTTAATTGCCACGGCGTACCTTCAATTTTGTGTTGGTGTGCTTCATAACTTTATCAACTATTGCGGTTACTTCATTTTCAACGGCTGGCCGTGCGGCAATTACTCCAGGTTCGGCGGCGCGCGGGTCGTAACTGCCTTGCATTTGTAGATTGGTTACAAAACGGCCTTTAGTGCGGCGCCCTGCATGGTCCCATATTGAGCCTGCAGCGTCGCGCTGGGTGAGTGTTAACAGCTGGTAGGGCCGTGCAGCAAAATCTACGGTTTCGCCTGACTTAAACGTAACTGTTCTAGCGCGTTGCCCTGACTTATTGGTTTTAATAATAAAACCTTTACGGGCGCCTTCGCTACTCCATTTAGTACCAGCACGGCCTCGAATAAGATTGCCACGCGCCATACCTGACAACGGCGGGGCTAAAGGTATCAAACTGCGAGCTGCCGTTAATACAGGCGCCCCAGCGTTCTTAATGTCCTTGCGTACCTGTTTAAGATACCCAGGTTCAATTTCTTTAAGGGCCTTCATGGTTTCTTGAATACCTTTAATTTCTAAAGTATTTTCCAAGGTTGCCATAAGGGTTACTTTCGTTGTTTGTTGTTGTCTGATAATACAGCAACAACGGTAGCCAAGTCGTCTATGTCAAAAGGTACCGACGGGGGCCACCACGATATCGCTACCAACAGTTCGGCAAGTTGGCGCCCGTGGGTGCCCCTTAAGTGGGGTTTGGGGCCTCGGTATCGACTACTTCAATGTTGACCAAGTTTTTAATAAAAGTTTCAAATTCTGACGGTACAACAATTTTATTTAACTTAGACGCCTCGTATGCCATAAAGGCTAAATCCTCAACGCCTATACCTGCGGCCATGTCCGATGCTTTACGTTTGTATTTGCGTTCCCACATAACAATTACAAATAAGTTTGTTGCAACTTCGTAAGCGGTGTCGGTGGTTTCTACTTTTAATGTAAGTTTCATTATGTGCCTTTTGTGTCGGGCCTTTTCAGGCGGTTAATTAAACTTCAACGACGCTGTAAACCCCGCCTGTAAACGTCACGCTTATAGCGCCTAGGGTGCCCAGCGCCATTTCGTATGGTAGCGCTTCCAAGTAAGCCCCTGTAAGGGTCATAGTTGGATTAGTCGCGGTGCCTGGGCTAGTTGCGCTTGGCGACCACGAAACAGTAGTAGACGTGCCAACAAGAGCTTTAAGTGTTGCGTAAGTTTCTGTAGCTGCAAACGATAGGTACAGGTCAAGGGTCAACGTCGAGTTTTCAAGGCCCGCCGTGTAGACACGTGAACCGCTACCAAACGCGGTGCTTTCCAACGCCTCAATAGTGCGCGTAAAAGTAAGGCCGTTGCATTGGTCCTGCAGCGAAACGCTGTTAACCGTAACGTTTGGTGATGATAGATAAGTGCTTGTAGCCATGGGCTTTACTCCTCGTTTGTGTCTGTCTTAGTTTTAGCACCTTTAGGCGCCTTAACGGTGGATTGTTCAATAAAGCCGCCTGCTACCAGCGCGTCGACGTTAACGCCGTCTACTGCTTCGTATGTATCGCCAGGAATACCGACGCGGGGGCTAATAATTGTGTATTTCATGTTGTACCTATTCTAGGCGGTTGCCTGGGCTTGTAGGGATATGGTCAAGTCGTAGGCTGGTAGTTCGCTGCCGCCAATTACTGCAACAGTTGGGCGCCCGTCGGTTACGCCAATTTTCTTGGTAATAACTTTGCTAGCCAAGTTAAGTAATGACCGTTGCGCGTCAAGGTTGCCAGGCCCAAGCGTAATTATTCGTACAGG